ACAGGTCATCTAGGTAGTTTCTTAGAAAAAAAAGCAGAAACGGTAATACAATTAGAAGCCAATACTGTTAATAAAGATTGGGTTACTGTAAAGTGTGGAAGATCTAGAGGATATTCTTTTGATACCTTTAGTTTTGAAGTTAATGATTTTGGATTACCTCAAATAGTAGAAAATTTATATGACCCATTAAAATAATGTCAAATAAAGAAGTTATATTATTACTAGCTAAAAAGCATAAGACTTGGATTAATGTTGTTAATTCATTTGGCTGTAATAAAACAATTTCTGAGGACATTGTACAGGAAATGTATATTAAGATTATACCGAAGATAGAAGCAGGCTTAGATATTATTTATTACGATAATGATATTAACTATTACTACATTTATAAGGTACTTAAAACATTATACATAGATTTAAAACGAAAGGGTAAAAATATTACAATACTTAATATAGAAGATACCAATTATACTAAATTAGATTGTGATGTAGATTATGATGAAGCCTATGATAAAATCAAATCTGAATTAAATAAGATGTTTTGGTATGACAGAAAAGTTTTTGAAATAATTAACGAGGGTGAAAGCATAGCAGACTTTTCTAGAAATTCATATATTGAATATTACACCCTTTATAATACATATAGAAAAGTAAAAGACAAACTAAAGAAATTAATATGATAATCGAATTAACAGACAAAGAATTAGATTGGTGCAAAGATTTAGCAATGAAGCGGTCAGGATCAATGAATCACGCAGATACAAAAAATAGTTCTAATTTCTTTAAAAGCAAGCCTGCTTGGTGGAGACATTACATAGGTGTTCTTGGAGAATATGCTTATTCTAAACACACAGGTGAACAGGTAGATGTTCTAACTATTGGCAAGGGTGATTCAGGAAGCGACTTTAAATATGGTGTTGATGTAAAATCTTCTAATTCTAAGAATAGACCACCTTTGTTATTATTTGCAAATCAATTTAAAAGAAAAGTAGCAAACCATTATGTACTTGCTTGGGTGAAAGAAAACTCTGTTGAATTGATAGGTCATATAAAAAGAAAAAAAGTAATAGAATTAAAAGAAATAAAAGATTTTGGCTTCGGAGAAACATACGTAATTAATAATAAACATTTAACTAAATTTAAATGAAAGTTTTAGAGTTATTTGCAGGAAGTAGAAGTATTGGAAAAGCAGCTGAAAGTTTAGGTTATGATGTTTTTAGTAGTGATATAAATGATTTTTATAAAATAGATTATGTAGTTGATATATTAAATTTTGATATTAAAAAAGTTCCTTTTAAGCCTGACATTATATGGGCTAGTCCACCTTGCACAACTTATAGTATTGCTGCTATTTCACATCATAGACCTAAAAATAAACCATTGTCTAATTTTGCAATTAAAAGCGATTTAATTGTAAAAAAAACATTACAAATTATTAAAGAATTAAATCCTAATAAATGGTATATTGAAAATCCTAGGGGTTTATTAAGAAAACAAAATTTTATGATTGGTTTGCCGAAAACAACAGTTTGGTATTGTACTTACGGAGATAATAGAGCAAAGCCTACAGATATTTGGAGTAATAACATAAGATCATTATTAAATATAAATGGATGGCAGCCTAGACCTGAATGTTTTAATGGAAATAAGAATTGCCATCACGAATCAGCACCAAGGGGAAGTAAAACAGGAACGCAAGGAGTAAAAGGTAATTATAATAGAAGTAAAATACCAAATCAACTTTGTTTAGAAATTTTAAAATCAATATAATGAAACTAGGGGATCTAATTTATTACATAACTAAATATACAGGTATTAAATACCTTGTAGATAAATATCATACTTATAAAGGAACAAAATGTAATTGTGATAAAAGACGTGAAAGCCTTAATAATATAAAAATTAAAAGATGGTAAGATTTGAAAAAGAAGATAGAAGTGATTGGAGAAAATTTAGAATGGGTAAGAAACAGCACTTATCCTCTGAAGAATTTGAATTGGTTTGCCAACTCCACGCAAAGTACCACAACCATAAATACCATAAACCCTGTACTTGTAACCCTAAAAGAATAGTTCAATGGATAAAAGACTTGAATATTATTTGGAACAATGGGATTAAAAAAGATTAATAAGTGGGAAAAGGCAGTTGTATTTCTGCTAAACTTAGATGGATGGGATTTAAAATGGTGTGGTGATGGCTTTACTAGATATGATGCAATAGGTAAAACACCAAAAGGAAAAGACTGCGTTATTGAAATGAAGTTTCGTAAAACCTATTACGAACAGAAAATGCTTGAAAAAGACAAGTATGATGCCTTAATGTCATTAGATGAAGATGTAATTAAATTATATTTTGTTAATGATCCTAAAGGAAACTTTTTATATTGGCTAAATAATCTACAAATGCCAATACCTGTAAAAAAATATTGTCCTGATACTACAATGTGGACAAAAAAAAGACTTCTTAAAGATGTTTATTTACTAGAAGAAAACGATGCTAGTATAATAAATATTAATATTTCTTAAAAAAAGTTATTAAATTTTCTGTTTATAAGTTTATTTGTTATATATTAGCAATGTTATTAATTATAAAAACAGAACAAAATGAATACATTATTTCAAATGCAAGGAAGACAAGGAAGCCTAGTAAACATTAACTTAAAACAAGAAAATATTAAGGACAGATTATTCTGTTGGCTAGAAGAAAAACACAACCATATTTTTATGGATTTAGAAATGTGGGAGGGTGGAAGTGTTAGATTAGATAAATGGAATGACGGAACAACTACAATAGTGTTTATTGGAGATAATGGTATTTTTGAATTAGAGCAAGTAGAAACAGAAACAGTTTAAATATATTAAAAATGGCAACAGAAACAAAACAATCAAACTTAGCAAAAGCATTTGCAAGAAAAAATGATTTAAAATTAAACCTAACTACAGATGAGTTTATCGAATTAAATAATATACTCTGTGATCTAGCAAACCAAGAATTTGAAAAGGGTTTAAATAAGGGTTTAGAAATAGGTAATATGTTTAATAGATTTTAATATGGACTGGTACGAAGAAATAGAAGATGTAAAAAGGTTAAAAGTAGAAATTCAGGGAATTACAAGTTTAGGCTTTGAAACAGACAAGGGTTGGGTTAAAAAAAACTATTGTATTTATACTTATCCACCTTATTTAGGTCAAAGAATATGGGCTAAAGAAAGTAAATTATTAAATTTTAAAAAAAAATAACAGATGTATAGATTATCAAAGTACAAGCAGAATTTAAGTATCAGAGGAAATCAGGTATGGAGTTACACAACTCACGTAGCTACAATAGAATATGACGAACATTATCGTAGAACGGGAAACCTTATACAATTAGGGTATTGGTCGCAAACCACACAGAAGCATATTAATTATGTAGCAAGTGAATTAAATCTAACTTTAATAAAATAATATGGCATATTATACAAAAGAAATGGGTGGCACGTTGTTGATTGTCACCCAAGACAACAGGACATACGAAGTTTCAAGATATAACTCAGGTTATTCAGTTAGACCTGATGCAGGTACACCTGAGCCAAGTTCAGAAGAAGAAACACAATTCAAGAAATTATATCGTTTAAGTAATTGTTCTAGAAGATGAAAGTAAATCAATCATTATGGGATAAGGTTAAAAACTCAATAGAATCCCATACAGAAAAAGATCAATCTATAACTGATATTACAATCAAATTTAGAATAAAAGAAAAATCAGATTTAAGAAATTATTTACAAATAAATTTATCACAATATGACAGACAATAAAATTACATACATACACGAAACAAATCACCTTTATTGCCAAGATGGAGAATTACATATTGGATATGGAAAAGATAATTGGGTTGTATTTAATGTAGAGCATTTATTTAAAGACTTAGGTTTTATAGTAGATCAAGTTGTAAAGGAAAATAAAAAGATGCAGGAAATGCATTTAAGTTTAATCAAAGATACATTAAAAGAATTATGAGTATTAAAGACTTAACAGAATACTGTATGGATATGATAAAATTATATCCTAAATTAAAAGATGAAATAGAAGATTTATACGTTTTAGCTTTAGATGAAATCGAAGCAGGAGAATCACAACACAATGAATGTGAATTAGCATTTTGTAGTATAAAACAATTAATACAAAATTTATGATATTATTAGTAGATGCAGATAGTTTAGTATTTGCAAGTTGTTACAGAAAGCGAGAACATCCTGAAGATGAAAAGTATTATACAGATATAGCTGATGCTAGAAATAAGTTTGACGAGCAGTATATGGCTATTGTAAACCACTTAGAAGAACTTTATAACATTGATAAGGTAATTACATTTAGTGGATCTAGAGGTAACTTTAGAAAGCTAATAACTAATAAATACAAAGCCAATAGAAAAAAAACAGAATTACCACCACTATTACACGAAATGCACGATTTTGTAAAAAGCCATTATGATAGTGTTGTAGGTTATGGAGTAGAAACAGATGATATGGTTGCAAGGTATTGGAAAAAACTATCAGATGAATTAGGAAGAAATGAGGTTATGATTGTATCAATAGATAAAGACTACAAGCAGTTTCCTTGTTTGATGTATAATTACCATTATAAGCACCAAGAAATACTAGATATATCAGAAGATGAAGCTATGTATAATTTTTATGAGCAAATGATTATGGGAGATACTGCAGACAATGTAAATTACTTTAAGGGAAAAGGTAAAAGGTTTGCAGAAAAGTATTATGCAGATTGTCAAACTAAATACCAATATACTAGGAAACTTTATCAATTATTTAAACAAGAATATAAGGGCAAGGCAAGACAAAAATATACTGAATGCTATAACCTTTTAAAACTATTAACCGAATGACAAAAAAAGAAATACAAAATCAATTAGATGAAATATACAATCATATTTACACTAATTATGAAGAAAATGAATGTATTGATATTTTATATTCAATAGATAGACTACAAAATAAAATAGATGATTTATGAAAGCAACACAGATACATTACGATAACGGAAAAGATTATGATGTAATAGATATCATAAATGATTACGGATTAAATTTTAGCAGAGGAAACGTATTAAAGTATATTATCAGAGCAGGAAAAAAGAAAGACGAATTAGGAGATCTATTAAAAGCAAAAGATTATTTAGAACGAGAAATAAAAATTTTAAGAAATGAATAAAGATTATTTAAAAATATCAGAACGTATTATTGAAATGACAGGAATAGATATATTTCAAAATACTAGAAAGCGAGAATATGTAGAACTAAGGGCATTGGCTTGTTATATCTTTAGGAAGAAAATGAATATGCGTTGGACAAGTATTGCTAACTTTTTTACTTCAATGGGAAAGAAAACAGATCACGCATCTGTTATACATTTAGTAAAGATGTACCCAATATACAAGAAAAGTAACGAAGAACTTTCTGAATTAGAATCCTGCTTTCAATTTAAAAGTAAATTAAACTATGATGAAATAGATCAAGTCCATTTTTTACAGAATGAATACAGGAAAGTTAAAAAAGAAAATCTAAATCTTAAGGAAGAACTCAAAGAAATAAAATTAAATTCTAAAAATTATAGTGATGACGAACATAAGTTATTAATGTTATTTAAAGGATTACCTAGTAATAGGATAGAAGAAATTGTAGAAAGAATTAGTTTGTTAAAAAAATCTTGGTCTTGGAAAAGTAAAGATAAGTGTCAAGTAATAGAAAGCAGTACATCAATGGAGGGTATGCATTGGTAAATAAAAAGTAATTTAAAAAACGTTATACTACAAATTATATATTATGGAGTTATTACGTTATGAAATTAAAGCAGGTTTTTTTAAGGGGATTTTGTTTGGAATCAGACATTATCCCTTTGAAGATAAAGAAATATACGAAGAAGATATTGTTATTTACTTTGGAATATTTCAATTAGTAATTACAAGAATATACAGAAAATAATTTTTTTGTACCTTAGAGAAAATTTAATACAATGATCAAAGCTAAAATACAAAAGGTTAGTATATCATCTATAAAAGAAAATGATGCTAACCCTAGATTCATAAACAAACATAAGTTTCAGAAACTTGTTAATAGTGTAAAGGAATTTCCTGAGATGTTATCACTCAGACCAATAGTGGTTGATAAGGATAATATTATCTTAGGTGGAAATATGCGTTATAAGGCTTGTAAGGAAATAGGGTTAAAAGAAGTCTATATTATACAGGCAGATGATTTGGATGAAAAAAAAGCACAGGAATTCATTATTAAAGACAATGTTGGTTTTGGTGAATGGGATTGGGATATTTTAGCTAATGATTGGGATGTAAAAGAATTAGAGGATTGGGGTCTAGATGGTTTTCCATTTGAAGAAGAAGAAAAAGAATTAAATGACATATCAGATACTATTGAAAGTTCTTATAGAATAGAAGTAGAAATAGAAAATGAAGAAGAACAAGAAAAATTATATAATGAATTAATAGAAAAAGGATACGTATGCCGAATTTTGACATTGTAAAAACAAATAAAACAGATTTAACATTCAGGGTTTCGTCTGTTATAGGTAAATTTGACTTACAATCTAATGAATCAACAGAAAGATTTACAGGATCAATAGATTTATCTAATGAATGGAAGATTGGTTTAATTGTAGGTAAAAGTGGAAGTGGTAAAACAACAATAGCAAAACAATTATTTGAAGATTTTTATATTACTAAATTTGAATATACAGATAAATCAATTTTAGATGATATGCCAAGTTATTGTTCTGTGTCAGATATAACAAATGCTTTTAATTCTGTTGGTTTTTCTAGTCCACCTAGTTGGTTAAAACCTTATTCAGTATTATCTAATGGTCAAAAAATGAGAGTTGATTTAGCTAGGGCTATATTAGAAAAAAATGAAATGATTGTTTTTGATGAATTTACAAGTGTTGTCGATAGAAATGTAGCAAAAATAGGAAGTTTTGCAATTCAAAAAGCAATAAGAAAAAGTGATAAAAAATTTATAGCAGTTGGTTGTCATTATGATGTTGAAGATTGGTTATTACCTGATTGGGTTTTTAATACAGATACTATGACCTTTCAAACATTTGAAGGGCAAAAAAAAAATAGACCAAAAATTGATTTCAAAATCTATGAAGCATCAGACAAACAAATTTGGAAAATGTTTTCTAAACACCACTATTTAAGTCATACTCATAATAATGCAGCTAAAGTTTTTATAGCAACTATAAATGATGAAATAGCAGGATTTTTGAGTGTATTACATTTTCCTCATCCAAAAATGAAAAATATGAAAAAAGTTCATAGGTTAGTAATTTTACCTGATTATCAAGGTGCAGGATTTGGTATTAAATTTTTAAATGAAGTTGGTAATATATTTAAAAAAAATAAATATAGATATTCTATAACAACATCAGCACCTAGTTTGATATATGCTTTAAAAAAATCTAATAAATGGGTTTGTAAAAGATTTGGTAGAAGTACAAATACAAATAAAGCAGAGTTTAAAAAGATTGACTCAGAAAATAGGTTAACAGGATTATTTGAAATGAAATAAATATAAATAATGAACGAAAGTAGACATATTAAAAAAGAATCACTATTAGCAGCACTAGAACAAAGCCTAGGTGTTGTTACTGTAGCTTGTAAGAAAGCAGATATACCTAGAAGCACATATTACAAATGGCTAAAGGAAGATGAAATGTTTGCAATAGCAGTACAAGAAATAGAAAATGTAGCATTAGACTTTGCAGAAAGCCAATTACATAAACAGATTTCTGAAAATTCAACTGCAGCAACTATATTCTATTTAAAGACAAAAGGCAAGAAAAGGGGTTATGTAGAAAGACAAGAAATAACAGGGGCAGACGGAATGCCATCACACTTTGAAATTGAGATAATTGAAAATAAAGACTAACGTAGTTTTTAAACACCTTTTAAAGTCTGATAAAAAGATATCAATAGAACAGGGTGGAACAAGGTCAGGAAAGACGTATAACATCCTGCTTTATATTATATTTCATTATTCATTAAAGAATACAGGAAAGACAATAACAATATGTAGAAAAACATTCCCATCAGTTAGGGCATCTGTAATGAGGGATTTTTTAGATATATTAAAAATACATAATTGCTACTTTGAAGCTAATCATAATAAATCAAATCACGAATACAAGATAAATGGAAATCTAGTAGAATTTATTTCTTTAGATCAACCACAAAAAGTTAGAGGTAGAAAAAGAAACTTACTATTTATAAATGAAGCCAATGAGTTAGATTATGAAGATTGGCAACAATTAATATTTAGAACAGATGAAAAAATAATTCTTGACTTTAATCCATCAGATGAGTATCATTGGATTTATGACAAGGTAATACCAAGACAAGATGCCGATTTTAA